CCTTTTTTCTTCATCTGCTTCTAATTTACTGTCATAGGTAAGATCTTCACCGCCTATGAAGTCCTCGTTTAAGTCTTTTAATGTCTTTTTTAGATATTTCTTATCAAGTCCATAGCGAATGCTATCCTCAAAGTCTTTCGGTATGTCTATGTCAATTACATAATTAATTTTTAGTTGCATTAATCTCTACCCTCTAACTAGCTGTCCGCCCTATTTGGTAGTCCTTTATCATCTCGCTTTTCTTGTATGTGCCGTCATCAAATATGACTATCCTGTTATTTATTTCAACTAGTTTTGCTTTATATATCCCGCTATCTACTGCACACATATTTATTTTTCTTTTATCCTTTTTCTTCGGTTCTACTTTGTAGGCTTTTCCAACTTCCAAATTAAAACGGTATTTGTCCATCGCCTATCTCCTCAAAATCATCTTCAAAGAAATCATCATTATTTGCCCCTGTATTAAAATTATTGTCTTTGCCATATAAATTATCGCCTAAATTATTTCCGTTTGAATTTGACCCCATTTTTGTAGAATTTTGGCTATCCAGGTACTCAACTCTTTCTGCAATTACATCTGTCGTGTAAATTCTCTTACCTGTTTGCCTATCCTCGTATGATCCTGTTTGAATCCTGCCATCGACTAAACATTGACTGCCCTTGCTTAAATACTTTGATGCGTTTTCAGCTTGTTTTCCAAAAACTGTAACTCTTGGAAAGTCCGCTGTTGGGTATCCTGCTTGCTCTGCTTCCTGTCTTTTTTGCTTGCTAAGTCCCCTGTCAACCGCAAGTGTGAAAGATACCACCGCCTTTTGTGACTGTGTGTATCTAAGTTCCGGGTCTTTTGTTAGTCTTCCTGTGATAATGACCTTGTTCATAATTTGAATTCTCCTGTCCTGTAAAGTTCGTTGTATTTTTTCATCTGCCATTTTATGGTCTTTTGTAGTTCTTGGGCCTCTTGTTTTTGGCCCTTATTTATTAAAAATTTAGAAATTTTTATGTTATTTAAAATAATTCTCTTGTCCGCAAGTGGATACTTGCCTTTTAAAAATTCAGTCATCTAAAGCCCTCAGCATTTCTTCCCATTCTCTATCTGATATCGCCGACCTGTTTTCTCTTGGTGAAACGTGTTTTTTTATGTCCTTGTTTGTAGACTTTTGTCTGTTCTTGTCATCATAATTTCCCTCCAAAACCTTTATAAAATTATTAGGTTTTATGAACCAATCAAAGCTTATAGTCCGACCTGTGTCGTTATATCCTTGCAAAAATCTGCTATTACTTATGTTTTTTATGGCTTTTACTACTCCATCTTGGCCATAGTCGTTGATTCTTGCCTTTAAAAGTTTATATCTTGTAGTATTTGGGCTAATTGCCGTGACCTTGCTGATATTGTCATCAAGTTTGTTCCACTCTTCCATTAGAGTGGTACAAATAGTACTTGTACTATTAGTATCTATTCTATTCTTATCTATTCTATTCTTATCTATTCTATTCTTATCTGTTGCGTGACTGTCACGTGACGTCACGTGACTACTTTCTATCGCTCTTTGTTTCTCCTTTTCTCTTTGCCTTTGCTTCCTTATTCTGTTCTGTTCTCTTACCTTTTCCATGCCTTCAACATTTTGATGTTTCTCCCATTTTTCAATGACTATAATCCATCATCTTCAAGGTCTATCATTCCAAACTTATCGAATGTTTGAAGTGCTAGTCTTACTGTGTTTAAAGGCTGGTCACATATAGTAGCAAGCATCTCATCCGTATAGTACATATTTTGGCCTATATAGACTGCCCCACCGTCATTAGTTTTGCCAGCTAGGCAAAGAAGCTGGATCCGAATCAAAAGCATTGCATCACCCTCTGGCATTTTTCTTATTAACTTTATTTTTTCGTCATCAAATATATTTACTGATAACTTGATCCAACTTATTTCTGCCATCTAATCTCCTACTCCTTAACAGGTTCAAAGTCATCGTCAAAAAATCCAGTTTGATTATCAAACTCTGTTTTCCCCTTGTCTTCTTCCTTGATTTCTCCAGTTTCAGGGTCCACTCCTTCCGGGACTTCTTCTTCTTTTTCGTCACCTACAACTTCATAGTCCACATCAAGGAAGATTGATCCCTCTTCGTCTTGTTTGTAGCTTTTAATATTGCTGTTGTCAGTTTCTATAGCAGTTACAAGCCTGTTGCTTTCTGTGGCCTTTGGTGCGTATTTTAAAACTTGAATAAGGGCAGACTTCTTTGCCATTGAATCAAAATTTGTTTTCCATGGCCCTTTGTTAAAGCTTTTAGAAAAGGTCCTACCATACTTTTCAGCATCTTCTTTTGAAAAATAAAAGACATCTTGTCCGCCGTCCTTGGTTTGATATAGGGCATAGTAGCCTATAACCTCTCCGCTGTTACCTGTTAAACAAGGCTTGTGACTTATTTCTCCTGTCCCATAATCTATTTCAAATTCTTCGTTTGCTCTTACTTCTCTTGCAGTTATTCTCTTGAAATTTCCGGTATTATAAGCAAGCTTCAAAAGTCCTTGATATCCTATTTGGAAATTACAACTTGTTATTCCCGTATTTCTGTCTTTGTAGGGAATCAAATAAGCTTCACCAAGTGGAGTGTTAAACTCAAGGCCCAGTTGAGCGGAGTTCATCATAGCCGCCAAGAGACTTTCTTGAGTACACTCAGCTAGCTTGTAGTTGCTATTAATAGCAGTAAGGGCAACCCTCACAAACTTATCAGCGGTCATATATTGAGGCAGCGCCTTTTCAAACTGCTTTCTCATAACCGGACTGTTGATAAGGTCCACAATAGAAGTGCTTTTTTTAGCTTGATTATTTGTGTTTTTTAGTGCGTTTTTTGCATTAGTCATTAGTAGCCTCCTTTAATTTTTCAATAAAATAAACAATAAAATCTTCTTCGCTTTCGTCTATCTTAAAGTCGTCAATATATCCACAATTAATGCTTTCATAGAGTTTTGAAAATAAGCTTTTTAATAACTCGATGTCTTCTTCAGATAATTTGAATTCACTCAACTTTCAATCTCCTTTTCCTTAATTCTCAAAACTCTATATTCACTGCTTTTCATGTAATTTTCATATATTTCAGGCTTTTCCTTTTTTAGCCTTTAGCTTATCATCGACTTTCTAACTTGTGGCTTCCGGGTTATAAACAAGCGGTCATTCTCACCACTTTGATTATCTCCAAGCTGTAACTTTATTTTTTGCTCATAAAGCCTGTTTTGTTCCTCAAGGACTTTTATTAGGTCCTTGTTGTGCAAATAGTCCCTATAATCAGACTCTTTCAAATCAAGTTCTATAGTTTCAGGGTCATCTCCCTTGTATTTCATTTTCAAAGCATCATCGTAGGCTATGGATCCATCAGGTGGTGGTATTATGTTTTTTTCAACATAGTTCGTCCAAAAATCTATCTCCCTTTCCCTTAACATTTCGATTGTCTCTTCATCTCTTTCGATTACTCGATAAAAAAAGTCGGTTGAAAAAATCAAACAAGCTATATAACACCTGCTAGCCCCTGTGACCATCATGTAGTGGTGACATTGAAGCTCATATTGTAGGGGTATTTGACCGTTTTCCCATTGACTTTTGTTAAAAGGACTGGTAGTTTTGCACTCTAAAATCGCATTTTCCCCCACAACCTCTCTGTCAATATCTGCCAAAAGAAATGGGAAATCCGCATCACGCATCATAAAATTATTACGTCTAACCTTTTTCCCGGTCTCTTCAGAAAATCTTTTAGCTACATAGTCTTCAAAATCTCGTCCCTGCCTCAATCTTTCGTTGTCATCATTTGTCTTTATAGGGCTTGTTTTTTCGAAAAATAACTGTGCCCTACTCTTCCACTTGCTAAGTCCGCAAGCAGCCGCAGCATCAGACCCACCGATGCCCAACTGTCTATACTTTAGCCACTCTTCATAGCCGATATCCTTTACATTTACAAGGTTTATAGCACTCATTCGTAAATCTCCCGTTCTTCCACTTCTACCGCCGAATCCCGGTCTATATCAATCAAATTTGCATCAAAGTCAACCATGTCAGCCGTAGGTATTTCCCTTAAAGCTGCATCAATAACATCTTGATCATCACTATGGACACTAACTGGCAATATCGCCTTAAATGTTATAGGAACTGTAAATTTTATTTTTATCATTCGAATTACCTCGTATAATTATTCAAAATATATTGTCCTTGCATTTTGTATCGCCC